GATAATATATTTAATTATACTGAAGATTCAGATGAATACGATATATTATATGATTCTGATATATCTGAAGAATCAACAATTTCGATCAGATCAGATTATTCTGAGGATCTAATAACTCCATTATTGAGTTCCCAAGCCTAATCTAGATATTTTTTCATAATATTCAGCTAATTTTTTATCACGATCTTCAATACGTGAAAGTCTTTCTTTTTCTCTTTTATCTTGTAAAATTTCTTCTTTTTTCTTAAAAAGTATTTCTTTTTCAGTCATACCTTTTTTTAATTTACGATCACTATATTGTTGATATTCTTTAACATTTTTAAATTGTTTTCGATTAATATCATTAGGTGTTCTTTCTTCTGTAAAGGCAATTTTAAAATCAGTATAACATAAACTATTATTAGAAGTTTTACCAGAATAATCAGTAATTTTATTGCCAATTTCAGAATGAATAATTTTAGAACAAGAAGGTAAAGCTTCTGGTTCTTTATATTTAATAACATTAGTGGAAGGTTTAACTTTAGTATCAAATGTTTTATTAAACTTTTCGGAACTAACACTGGATTTACCAAAAACATTGTTAATATTAATATCTTCACGAACTTTACTAGAAGGTTCCATCATACTACCATAACCAAATTCTATATCTTCATCAATAAATTTATTTTCATCAAATGTTTTATTAAACTTACTACTGAAAGTATCATTCGCAACTTGTGATATACCAAAACGATTTGAAATAATAGTATTTTCTTTATAATTTTGTTTAAGATCGAAATGTGATTTATTGGAATCTCTATTTTTAATTTCAATAGCAAGTTTTTGAAATTGTTCTGTAATATAATTAAAAAAATCAGGATCACCGCCTTTATCAGGATGATTTTGTATAGCTAATTTTTTATAACTATTTTTTAATTGTGTCCATGAATAATTTTCAGGAAGTTTAAATAATTTACTCATAAATGAATCTTAATAAAATATCATAAAAAAAATAAACAGTAAATTACAAATTAAAGTTAATTAGTAAAAGATATTTTCTTAATTTTATTATAAGATGGAATCCATATTTTATAATTTGCAAAATATTATAATTAATTTAAAGAAATTAAATAATACTTTTACTGAAAATAAGATAACTACATATCATTATGATTTAGCGAAATTATATATATATCAACATTCAACCGAAAAATTAAAAGATATAAATAATGAAATAGATACAATTGTAAATAATATAAATTCATTAGAAGTAACAAATAAATATTATCCAAAAGAATATAAAAATTTTATAATATGTGAAAAATTAAAAAATATAAAAGAATCATTAATATTATTAATAATTCATCCAATTTATTATGATGATAATATAGAAATTAATAATATAATATTTGAAAAAGAAATTATTTTTGATGGAAAATTAGAATATAATAATTTTTTAGAACAATTATATCCAAATGAAAGTAATTTAATACAAAAGACAAATAAATATTATACAGATAAGCCTTTAAGATTATATTTATTATCAGAATGTAAAATAAAAAATAATAAATATTATATTTTAAAGGATAATAATATAATATTAAATATAATTAAATTATCATTGCATCCAAGATCATTAGATGATTTTGAAGGATTAACATATTCAATGAAATATAAATTATCAAATGTAAAATCAAATAAAGATGATAATTGTTTTATAATAACAAGTACTAGTTTAGAATATATAAATATTGATGATGAATATGAATCTATAGAAATGCCATATTATAAAAAGAAAGAAATTATATATAATCCAAAAGAATATTATTATCATAATGGCTATAAATATATTCGTAATCATAAAACAGTTAAAGAATTAATAACATTATTTAACAATTCAAATAGTATATAAAGAACTTAAACTAAATAATTACTTATGTTTCTTTATATATGTCCATAATGATCATTGTAGAATTATAATTCATTATAAATAATTATAAAATATTATAAAATATTATAAAATATTATAAAATATTATATAAAGAACTTAAACTAAATAATTACTTATGTTTCTTTATATAGGTCTATAATAATTATAAAATATTATACAATAATTATAAATAGTATATAAATAACTTAAACTAAATAATTACTTATAATTCATTATAAAATATTATACAATAATTATAAAATATTATATAAAGAACTTAAACTAAATAATTACTTATGTTTCTTTATATAGGTCCATAATGATCATTGTAGAATTATAAAATATTATAAAATATTATACAATAATTATAAAATATTATATAAAGAACTTAAACTAAATAATTACTTATGTTTCTTTATATAGGTCCATAATGATCATTGTATAATTATAAAATATTATAATTCATTATAAAATATTATAAATAATTATAAAATATTATAAAATATTATAAAATATTATACAATAATTATAAAATATTATATAAAGAACTTAAACTAAATAATTATTTATGTTTCTTTATATAGGTCCATAATGATCATTGTAGAATTATAAAATATTATAATTCATTATAAAATATTATAATTCATTATAAAATATTATAAAATATTATACAATTCAAAAGATATTTGGCATAGGTTCGTCTTCAAATATAACAGGGTTATAAGAAAAATTACGCCAATCAATTTTATCTTGATTCTCTTTTAATATTTCTATAGCATTTTTGTTTGAAGATAATGCATACCAATCAATTTTATCTTGATTATTTTTTAATATTTCTATAGCATTTTTATTTGACGATAACATAAACCAATCAATTTTATCTAAGTTATCTTTTAATATTTCTATAGCATTTTTGTTTGAAGATAAATACTTCCAATTAACTTTATCTAAATTATTTTTTAATAATTCTATAGCATTTTTGTTTGAAGATAAATACTTCCAATTAACTTTATTTAAATTATTTTTTAATAATTCTATAGCATTTTTATTTTTAGATACTTCATCCCATATAGTATAACTTCTATTATTTTCTAAAAAATGAATAATATCTTTATTATGATTTAATGGCATTTTTAAAATATTTGCTTCTTGTTGCTGTATAATTTGAATGGAATTCGAAGTATTACATAATTCTGCAAAATTAATATCAGACATTTTATTTTTTAATAAACGAATTGCATTTTTATTTTTTGATAAAAAATACCAATCAATTTTATCTTCATTATATTTTAATAAATTTTTAGCATTAGGATTTAGTGAAATATATTCCCAATCAATTTTATCAATATTAAGTTCAAGTAAATGAATAGCATTTTTATTTAAAGATAAATAAGACCAATCTAATTTATTAATATCAATCCATGATAATAGTACTTTTCTTTTATCATTTAAAAAATGCCAATAATGTTTTAAAATAATACTAATAATATTTTCATTAAATATAGATTTATTTAAAAAAATATTAACAATTTTAAATTTAATTGAATCCATTTTAATATAAATAAAATAATTAAATCATTTTTATTTTATATATGTAATACAAAATTATATCCAAATAATATTAAATTATATTTATCAATATATTTTTCATATAATATATTTCTTTCAATACAATATTGTATAAAAATATCCTTATTTGATTCAAGTAATATATATGTATTTTCTATATTTTCAGGATCATCTAAAACATTCCAATATTTAATATTACTTTTAAATACCATACTGTTTTCTTGTATAAGTGTATTTTCATAATATTTAATTGTTAATACATTACTTAATAATCTATATTCTAATCTTTCTTTTCTAGGTAATTTATGTATTTCTACATTACATCTAAACTTATGATCTTTTTTCCAATGTTTAATTTGACATTCTTTAGAGCAATAACAACATAATTTGCATTTGCTACAATATTTAAAATTATTTTTTTCATCAAAGATCAAACAATTTTCGCATTTACGAATATTATCTAAATTCCTAAATTTATTCCATTTAACAATGATCATTTAGATATGTGTAATTATTTAAATCATTTTTTTAAAGATAATTTATGTAAAAACAACTTTAAGAATAATATTACCTCCAACATTAATTTCATCACCAACATATAATTGAGTTTTTTGAATAATTGCTACAACATTACCATTAATAAATGTTTTATTAAAACTACCAAGATCTCTAATAAATATTTTAGATGGATTAATTACTTTAAATTCAGCGTGTAATCTTGATACATTAGGATCACGTAAGATACATATATCATTTTGTCTTGATCTACCAATTTTAAGTCTTTTGTTTTCCTGTATATCATAAAATTCTTTATAACATTTAGAATCATCGATTGATATACAATTTAATCTTATTTTATTTGTCATAAATTGTTTAAAACATTTAAAATTACCAGGTTGTTTAAAATACTTTAAACAAATAGAATTCCATAAATTATTATTTGTAACAATAAGATTATAAATATTTTTAGAACTTAACATATATTTTATAATATCATCAATATTATCAAAATAAATAATAATAGAATCGATTATATCTAAGATCATTTATGTGTTTTTAACTTTGTTATCATTTTTAAATATAAACAACAATCTTGCTAATTATAATTTTTTCTATCAATATTAAAATTAATTTATATAATTAAAAAATCTCGATATATTTATTTGTAAAAAAATGATAACAAAATTAAATTCAAAAAAAATATAAATGAAAAAGATAAGTATTGTAGTAGAAAATAATAGTTATTATATTGTTGATAATAATAAAGAAGATTTTTGGAAATTACGTGGAGATAATTTTGGTGAAAGGTATTGGAAAAGATTCTATAGGCATCCTTATATAGTAAATATTTTAGTGAAAAAGAAACATAATAAACGTAAATTAGAAATATTTTGGAAAAAGAATACAGAAGAGAATTTAAATATTAAAAATTTGAAACAATTAATTTTAGAAAAAGAAGAAATAGAAAAAAAATTAGAATATGAAGCAAAAAAATATGAAAATAAAGTGAAATCTTAATTATATAAAATATTTATTTTATTATTTAATAAAATGAAGATAGCAATTACAGGGAAAATATGTTCAGGAAAATCAACATTAGCAAATATAATTAAAGATAAATTAAAATTAAATAAATATAGTTTTGCAGACAATGTAAAAAAATATGCGAAAGAATTATTTGATATGTCATATAAAGATCGTAAATTAATACAGGATTTTGCAGAAAAATTGAAAGAAATAGATAACACTATTTGGATAAAACAATTAGATAAAAATATAAAAGACAAAGATAATATAATTATAGATGATTTACGATTTGAAAATGAATATAATTACTTAAGATCAAATAAATATTTTATAATAAAACTGTTAATTGATAAAAATCAACAGATAAAAAGAATAAAAGAACTTTATAAAGAAAATGCAAATGAACATATAAAAAGATTAGAACACATATCAGAATTGAATATTGATAAATTAGATGCAGATTTAGTAATTAATACAAATGATATTAATATTGAAACATTAATAGAAATTATAATTCATCAACAGTAAATAAAGGTTTGCATTCTCTTATAAGACTATTCTTATAATTGACCATTTTGCAATTATTAGCAATTCTTTGTAATTTTCTGGCTTTTTCTTTATATAAATCTGACATATCAAGTGTTTCAGCAGTTTTGCTTTGTTCATATAATTTGTCATATGCTTCAATTAATACATCAAATATTTTGCGACTTATATTAATGTATAGATCTGTGGGTGCTTCCATTTCTTGCCATTTAATAGGATCAACTCCCGATAATTTAAACCACTTATCATTAACGACTTTGTATTCATCTTTATAAAAAAAATAAATAATAGCGGCTAAATCATAATGAGCACCTTTTGATCGAATAGCACTTTCAATTAAATCATTTAACATTATGCTTTTGTTATTTTATTTTTTGTTTATATATAATTTTTAATATGGAAATCTCATTAATTTAAAACCAGTTGCTAAACCTATACCTTGTTGTGCGGATTGTGCATAAGTAGGACTTAATATATCTAATATAGCAAAGATACAAGCGGCGGTGGCAGATAATATAGCAATTTCCCAGGTGTTAAGTTTATTAGGACCAATCATATCAAGTAAGTATGCTACAATAGCGATCATAAGACCTTGAAAGAGGTATTTTAGAGCTTTTAAGATAAGTTCATTTATATCTACGTCATACATTTTATTATATATAAAGATATAATTTAAAATCAAATTAAAATGTCTGAAACAAAAGTAGATTATTTAGATGAAGACGAACCATTAAGAAATCAAAATTATGTTTGTGTATCTTTTTTAAATCCTGAGGATGTTATTAAAAATAAAGAAGCTTATTATTTTTCAAAGTTTATTAATAAGTTTTCAGATGATATGTCAGAATTATTAAATAATTTAATTGATAAATACCCAGATAGCAAAGATATAATTACAGGTATTAAAGATAATCATAATTATATTTTTAATAAAAATGAATTAAATGATCAATTAGCATTTTTCAAAAATACGAATGCAGATGATATTGAAAAAGATTTTCATACTGAAAATAATTTTAAAACATCTGTAAGAGGCATTAAAGTAAGAGGTGTATATGATACAGTAGAACAAGCTAAATCACGTTGTGAAACTTTAAAAAAGAAAGATCCATATTTCCATATTTATGTAGCACAAGTAGGATGTTGGTTACCATATGAAAGTCATATAGCATCTAATGTAGAGAATCAAGAATATACAGAATCAGAACTTAATACATTAATGAAACATTATAAAGAAAATAAAGAAAATAAAGATATGGTATTTGATAATCGTAGAACTGATGCTATAAAATCGGTAAAAGATGAACAATCTGTTGAAAATATAACAGATACATTGAATAATACAGAAGATCCATGGTTAAGTGCGAAAGGTTAAAGTTAAAAATGTATAACATAACATTAAAATGAAACAAGGTAATAAACCCTCATTTAGATTAGAATTAAAGAAATTTGATCCTAAAAAAATTAAAGATGACTCTGTTATTGTAGCAATTGCTGCACGTAATAGAGGTAAAAGTGTATGTATAAAAGATATATTATCATATCATACTGGAATACCAATTGGTATGGTAATTTCTCCAACAGAACACGCAAATTCTTATTTTCAACATTTTATACCTAAATTATTGATACACGATGAATATACGCCAGATATAATAAGTAAATATGTTCAAAGACAACAAAAAATATCAGGAAAACATAAAAAAGAATTAGAAACATATGGTTATTCTTCAGTTGATCCTCGATCATTTTTAGTAATGGACGATGCTATGTATGATAAATCTTGGACAAATGATGCAAATATTCGTAAAATATTTATGAATGGAAGACATTATAAAATATTGTTTTTATTAACAATGCAATTTCCTATGGGTATAAGTCCAGCTTTAAGAACAAATATTGATTATGTTTTTATTTTTAAAGAAAATATAAAAAAAAATCGCGAAAGGTTATATGATCATTATGCGGGAATGTTTCCAAATTTGCAAGTATTTGAACAAGTTTTAGATCAAGTTACACAAGATTATGGATGTTTAGTAATAGATAATAGAGCATCGGGATCTAAATTAGAAGATCAAGTTTTTTGGTATAAAGCTGATCCAAACAAAAACTTTAAATTATGTAATTCTGATTTATGGGATATGCAATCTATACAAGATGAAAAAGACAAATTAAGTAATTATGATGATAAAGAAGAAGAAGATGAACAATATGATCCTAATATTGTAGTAAAAAATAGTAAAAATGCTTGTAAAATTACAGTTAAGAAGAAGCAATATTAAAACCTGTTTCAATTACTTCTGGAATATAAGTAGATTTAGTTTCAATATGAGTAATTTTATTCATTGAAGAGTATATATAATAAGTAACAAAGGTTATAATAATATATAAAACAATAAAAGTTAATAAATCTTTAACAGTAATTGTTTGTTTTTTTTCAAAACTATTAATAATTATAAAAATTATTAAAGCTATGCATAATGAATATATATAATACATTTTGTTTTTTATATTTTAAAAAAACGATTTGTTTATACGTATTACCTTAACATCTTTATTTATATCAGATGGTTCTATTATATCATCATTTAATTCCATATCTTCCTTTATATCAATATATTGCATAGATTCTATATCTTTTTTAAATTCTTTTGATTCCATAGATTCTATAGTTTCTTTTGATTCCATAGGTCTTTTTAATCCTATAGGTTCTTTTAATTCCACAGGTTCTTTTAGATTTACAGGTTCTTTTAATTCCACAGGTTCTTTTAATTCCACAGGTTCTTTTAATTCCACAGGTTCTTTTAATTCCACAGGTTCTTTTAATTTCACAGATTCTTTTAATTCCACAGGTTCTTTTAATTCCACAGGTTCTTTTAATTCCATAGATTCTTTTAATTCCATAGATTCTTTTAATTCCATAGATTCTTTTAATTCCACAGGTTCTTTTAATTTCATAGATTCTTTTAATTTCATAGATTCTTTTAATTTCATAGATTCTTTTAATTTCATAGATTCTTTTAATTTCATAGATTCTTTTAATTCCATAGATTCTTTTAATTTCATAGATTCTTTTAATTCCACAGATTCTTTTAATTCCACAGGTTCTTTTAGATTTGCAGGTTGACTTGATTCTATATATGTATCAGGTTTTATAGAACTTATTAATAAATTAACTGGTTTAATTGATTCTATATTTTGTTGAAACTGTTCAGTTTTTATTGATTTAGTTGGGTCTTTATATATTTTTGTTGATTTAATAGAATTAGTATTTGAATCTACAATAATACCTTGATTACCTAAAATATTTTCTAATTGAATTTCTTTAGATTTAGTACTTTTGATTTTTTTTTTATTTGATTTTTCAAATATATTATTTTCTTTTGTTGTTAATTCCTGATTAATTTCAAAATACATTAGTTCATCTTTATTATTTACAGATTCTTTAATTATTTGTGTATTTTCAATTTTTTTTATATTATCATTAATTTCTTGTGATTCTCGATTATCACCTTGTTTATTTTTAGATTCTTGAATATCATTATCAGATTCTTCAGATTCTTGTGAATCTATAGTATTTCCAGGTTGTTCATATTCTTGAATATCATTATCAGATTCTTCAGATTCTTGTGAATCTATAGTATTTCCAGGTTGTTCATATTCTTGAATATCATTATCAGATTCTTCAGATTCTTGTGAATCTATAGTATTTCCAGGTTG